AACTCACCGCCAATCCGTAACCCTGATAAACATTGATTTCATAGGTCTTTGATGCTTCGACCGTGAAATCATCGGGCATCGTGATGCCCGTCATGGTCAGCGTGGTAGCGGTACTTCCAGATGTAAACCGAAAAGCATACGGCCCACCAGTTGCGGGGCAGGTGATGGTTAGGGCCGACATCTCAGGCCAGATGTAAAAAGTATTCTCTGCAAGGGTCTGGCTTGTGTCGCTTGCCGTCTTGTTGACCACCGTGGTCTGCTCTTCAAGTCCAGACACCGCTCCCGTCCTGCCGTTAACGCTCGATGCGTATGTCGTGTCACTCGGCAACGCGCCAACCTCTGCCGCCGTGTAGGTCGGTTTCGTACTCGCCTTTGCCCAGCTGGGCACGGTCGGGTCGCTCTCGGTGATGGGATGCTCCACAAAGTAATCCTCGACCGCCGCCGCGATATCCTCAGGGTCGACCGAGCCGCCGCTGTGGGTGTCGATGTACTCAATTAAGGCATCGTACCAGGACTGAAGAGCTGCGGGGATGATGACATCGCCGCTGAGCGACGCCTTGACGTTCGTGGCGAACATGGTTGACTTAGACAAGCCTTCCGTCCCGAACGTATATCGGAACTCACAATAGCCGATACCGGCATAGACCGTATCTGTTTCCGACACCGTCCACGTCAGGGTCGTGCCGGTGGTTTCGGCTATCAGATACGGCGCTGGGTCTTTCGCCCGCTGATGGTAGAGCGTCGCCGTGCCCGCCCCGTACTTCTCCCGCAGAGCTGACAGATCAAACACGATTTCCCGCGCCTGTTTTTCGCCCTGCCGACCAAGGTAGATTTCGGGCTGGACGGCGTCATCCGTGACTGTGATGTTAACTGTGACCATGGTTTTTGTCCTCCATAGCGCTAAGTTTGTGTTCGAGTTCCTCAACCTTTGCGGACAGCTCCTGTACCGCCTTGGTCAGATAAGCAACGACCATGTAGATGTTGACCTGTTTCTCGTCCATATTGCCGTCTTCGTCGTATCCGCCGCCGAGGGCAAGGTCAGGGTCGATAGCTTCCAGTTCATCCGCAACGAAACCGATGGGCTGGTGCTTCCCGTCCCGTCGCCAGTCGAACTGCCGAAGCTGCATGCGGTTCACGGCGTCAAGTCCGTTTACATCCGTGTCTTTGATGTGCTTTTTCAGGCGGACATCAGAAGTTGAAGATGACCAGATGGTTTTAACCGAATAATTATTGCCGGTTTCGCCCCACTGGCCCGATACCCTGACCTGGTAATTGGAGCCGTCCAAACGGGCAGACATGTAAGCGACCCGGCGGCCATCCGTACCATAAGAACCGATTGGCTTGTAGTAGCCGTTATAGGTCTCCACGCTTGTCAGGCTCGTTGGATGCGGGATGCGGACATTGAGGTCTGTACCCGAATAGATGATGTAATTTCCCTCGCTGGCATCATACAGACCGACATTTCCAGAGGCTGTCGATACGAACCTGCCCGTCCTCCCCGTGGTGGAGTGATTGCACTCAAAAGCCGAACCGTACATTCTGGCATAGGTGTCAGCAGTTTCCACTTTTACGTTGTTCGGACTGACTGTTGCGCCATTAGTGACCGCTGAGTTCCAGACGCTCCACGATGTAGCATTGATGGTGGACGAACCAGAGTCCTGAACCTCCAGATACAGTTCACCGGGATTGATATCGCTTCTGTAGTACTTGTTCCTGTACTTGTGGTATACGCTGAGACCGTTTGCGTTAAGGGTCACATCCGCACTGTCCGATGAATTGTTGTACTTCGCCGAAAAAGAATTCGCCTGAATTACGCCGCCGTTGATCGTTGTCGTGTCAGTCGATTCCAGGGACGCAACCGTGACATACCCGTTGAGGTTTATCTTCTTAGCCGAAATCTGGACTGTGTCAGCTGTCTGGTTGATGATGGACACCAACCTGTCGCCGTCAGATACCACGCTTCGGATATATTCGGATGTCCGAATAAACTCAGAGTACTGACCTTCCACGCCGGTGAGACGCTTCTTCATCAGTTCGGCCTGTACTTCTACTTCTTTTACCTTGGTATCATCCGTCGGCGGTGCTGTCTCATTGCCTACGATCCAGGCGCGTCCGCCGCTCACCCGCACCTGCACCGTATCGCCTTTCTTGCAGGCGATGGTCATGGTCACCGGCGTTTCCGGAACACCGCCGGGGATGTGCACGTATGCTGTGGATCCAGAGACGCGCACGACCTCCGCGCGAGTATCGTAGGGCTCTGTGCCCTTCTCTTTTTCTTTAATCGCCTCAGCAAGTCTGCTGATACCATCACTCATGTGTCGCATCCTCCTGTGTGCTGCAGCTCATCCCGATCGTGATCGTCTGGTTGCCGATCCTGAACAAGCCCTGTATGCCGATATGCGGATAATGGAGCCTGATCAGGTCGCCGGGGAATACATCCGGATCATACCGGCGTTTATACGTGACCGTTCGGGACGGCGCCTGCAGCTCTTTCAGCCGCCTCTGCGCATACGCTGCGAGCGTTTCCCGGTCGCCAAGCGTGACTGACTTTTCCTGCTTCCAGATCTCCCTTCCGCGCGATACAGTAGACAGAGCGCTGTTCGGATCGTCGTCCCGCGCTTCTGCTGTTGACTCGCCCGAAACTACCCTGAGGCAGTTGGGGCAGGCATACCAGTCATAGGTATGTGAGACCGCCGGTTCGATGCTGTCACCCTCAAAGATGTCAAATGCGGCAGCGGGCTTATCCGGCATCGGGCAGATCCGTACGCTGCCGTCTCCGGAGATCCTGATCTGCCAGCCGATTGCTTCCACGATCCGGCGCGCCATGGATGCATTGCTCTCCCCGTTCTCAGCAATGACCGCCTCAGTGAGCGCAGGAGCGTTATCATCAAACGCGACCGGAGCAGGGCAGTCCCGCAGCAGCTCCGCAGCCAGCAGGGCGCCGTTCGCGCCGGCGGCTGCATAATAACCACGCGGCAACAGGATATCCTCAGCCGGTTTGAGCACGCTGTAGCACTCCACGCGGTAGGATTTTATCCTACCATTGATGTCTTCCCTCGGCGCCGAAGTCAGGCCAGTGAACAGGGCTACACGGGCACCGTCCCCTTCCTGCCGCGCCACAAGGTACAGTCTGATCCAGCGCTCGCCCGGATCAATAAGCATATTCAGGTCTGCAGAAGCATCGCCGGATGACCGTGAGATCGAGCCGCCGGTGCACTGCAGGTCCTCCGTGTCCCGCCAGGTCAGCGGGTCCACGGTCTTCAGGACGAATGATGCGGAAAAACCTCTTCGCCAGTCCATCACTCACCTTCTTCCTGCAGCTGGTTCCACTCGGTGAGCGTCATCCCCTCATACCCTTCAGGATCAACCTTTTTAATGCTGAAATCGTATGTGATCGCGATGCCCTTATAAGGTCTGTTCTCGCTCACCTGCACATCCGCATTAAAGCTGGACCCGTCAGGCGTCCTGACATGGCACACGCCGGTCCACTCCGCCAGATCCCGGATGATTGAGATCTTATTTAACTCCCTGATCTTCGTGCTGTCGCATGAGAGCGACAGGTCACGCGTCACTCCGGGGTTCCAATCGCCCTGGACGGATCCTCCCAGGTACATGGTCCGTGTGAAGGATTTTGTCCAGGAATTATCCATACTGTTATTGCTCGGCAGGATCAGCTTTTGCCCGCCGAACTCGATGACCACGCCACGATTGTCGAGCAGGTCGCCGTCAGTGGCGTCAAGATCAAGCCACGCCAGCTGGTTATCGGCAGTAATGTAATCGCCATATTTCGATTTCTCGACGATCCTGTGACCGCCAAGACCGCCGAAGGCAGGATACGGATCGACATACACCGTGCCGAACTCGCCGTCCTCGATGATTTTTTCAGGTTTGTCCGCCGACAGTCTGTAGACATCAAAGGTGTCGGTCGTGTCAGGATCCGATGCGGTCACCGTGATCAGCGCGATCTGCTGTGCGGTGTCGATCGTGACTGTTGCCATCGGAATTCCCGGCTGAGTATCCCATACAACGCGGAAACGCTGCGAGACGGTCGCCCGCTGCCCTAATTCATCGGATACGGTCGCTACAAGGTCGTAGGTCGCGCCGTCATCCAGCGGACCGTTAAGATCAGCATACGTGATCGTCACAGCTGTTTCGCCGATAACCTGGGCGCTGAAGATCTGCTCGCCTTCATATCCGTCGAACTGGGTATCGTCAGGACGGTCGATGTGATACTCTTCAGCACGAACGATGTCGATGGTCGTCGTCCCGCCGGTGCTCGCACCCGTGGCGGTCACAGTCCACGCGTCCATGCTCCGGAGCTCATATTCGCCGGTTTCTTCATTCAGCGTCAGCCCCGTGGAGGTAAATGCAGCCTCGAGCGCCTCTGCTACCGTAATGCCGGAAGGAGCAGACCAGTCCGACGTCTTCCCGCTTTCGGAAGTAACCCGGACGCATACCAGATGGTCTGTGCCGGTCTCCCATTCCGGGGTGATCGCCACGAAATGCGAATCTGTCGCGTGGGCAAGGATATCACCGTAGGTGATTACGCCGTCGGTCACGGTCGCTTCGCATACCTCGGCAGCTGCCTGCTCGGTTCCGTCAGTGCTGGTATAATCCCACGAGATCGTTACGGACTGATCAGGAGTGATCACCGAGTTACTGATCACGATGGAAGGCACGGCAGGAGCTGCGGACATATCCACCTCGATGGGGTCACACCATGGACCTTCCGTGACGCCGTCGTCCGTCTCTCTGTTCAACTTCACACGCACCCAGTATTTCTTCCCGGTTTCGACGCCGGCGATATTCCAGGATGTGACGTTCTTGTTTGTCACCTCGTAGACCGTCGGCTCATCGGTACTTTCCCATGCGTCTTCATGGTCAGACCATGCTAACGTTGCGCTGGTAGCCTGCCGCCAGCTCCATTTCCATGCCACCCTGATATGTCCGTCGCCGATCTCAGCAGATACATCTGCAGGCGCTACCGGCAGAGAGGTGTTCTGCCACGCGCGCGTCGAGGTCATTGTCGTCGTTACAGCTACACTTGACGGGGTCGTGTCGTTGCCTGTGACCACGTTTTTGTATGTACCTGTTGCCGCATAGACGCCCACCGACGAAGTCACGCCTGAGGCATACGGGATGTAAACGGTCTTGGTCGTCGTTCCGGAAGGCATGATGCCGACCGGCACGATCTTGTCCGGCGCGGTACTGTCCTTGTAGATAATGATCAGGAAAGATCCCGCCACATCACTCTGGTTCTCTGCGTTGACCGTAGCTGCTACAGCTGTAGCACTGGAAGACGCAGGATCAGCCACAGACACGCTGGTAAGCACAGGCGGTTTGAGCCTGCCCTTCTGCGCGATCAGGACATCGCTGTACGCCGTGTTTTCGTCGTGTAGCACCGCCGTCCTGACATAGACACACTGATCCATGGTGACAGCATTTGGTGCGTTGAATACGTGCGTGTCATCGGAACCGATGGGCTTTCCGACAAACCCCTCATTCCAGCCTGCACTGCCGGGAACGGTCAGATTATTATCTGCGGGAGTCTCGATGGCGTACTCTGTCGTTATCGTATCGACCGGGAACTGAGAATCGCGCGGGCACTTATGCTTAGATGTTATCTTAGTTCCCGCGCCGACTGTGGAGCCTGTGGCGGTCAGGATGATGGGCTTCTTAGGCATGCTGTACGCGTGACTCCGATAAACCCACGGGCTGTATCCTGCCGGACCGTATGACCGCACGCGGAACCACCTCACGTATCCGGCGGTCGCGGATGTTTCCGTGTAGCTTGCGCCCGTTTCCGGGTTCGTACTGGTTCCGGTCACCGCATTGCTCCACGTGTGATGGATGCCGTCATTGGTGTTCTTGCAGGTCAGCGTCTGGTACTGAACACGTACGAATGGCTTCGCATCGCTGTCGGATGTGTTCACCTTCCAGCTAAACCGACCTGCATTCGTTGCGCTCCTTGAATAGGACAGGGACGGTGTCGCAGGGATCTTAGCTGTCCACTCTTTTGTCACCCAATCGCTGACTGCGGGCGTGTACTTAACCTTATCTTTCGTATACTCCTTACGCTTTCCACGGATCCAGAATTTGATCCACTTAGGATAGTCGGACACCGTGATGGAGTACGAGGTCAGCTTGACGCCGATCTTCAGCTTCTGCTTCTTCTGACCGGCGATCTGGTAGTTCAGCCACTGGCCTGCGCCATGATCTCCATCTACGATCTTCCAGGAGAATGTAAACTTTTTACCCTTCCGGGCTATGGTCAGCCCGGAGGGTTTCTTGGTAACACTTTTCGAGGCCATTTATGCCATCCTCATTTCCCGGCGCAGAGTCCGCGCGATCTCATCAGCGATCTCCGGAGCGCTGCCGCCGTTGATGTAGAAATTATTGACCATGCCGCCATTGCCATAGCGCTTGTCCATCTCTTCCCAGAGCTTATCCAGGGGCAGGACTGCCTCAGGTCCGCTCTCGCCGCCGATCGCACCGAAAAGGGTGGGCTGGGTTAAGATACCGCCCTGTGCGAAATAGGTGTAACCGGCAAGGCTGATGCTGGGATAATCCACGGAAGACTTACCGTCCGAAGACCGCGCCGTCTTCATGCTTGCACTGATCACCGGCAGATGCCCGTGAAGCGTCGGAAGCGACCAGCTGAAGTTCATCGCGGACTTCATCGCGGACACGGCATTATTGACCGCCACGCGCGCATTCGTCAGCGACCACGTGCTGACCGCCGGAACACTAAGTTTCAGATTGGTAAACACGGTCTTCATGGCGTTGATGGTCGTATTCGTGACGCGCGCCAGCTCCGTATAGGATTGCGTGTCGACTGCTGCGATCTTCAGTTTCACGTTTTTAAACGCGTCGGACATGTCGCCGGTCGTAACTTCGACGGTATCCATCGCGTCATCGACTGAAGAGGTATCGACCTCGCCTGTCTTCAGCTCTTCCTTCTGCTCGCCGCCGCCAAATAAGCCCTTGATCCAGTCCCACGCATCAGATGCGGCCTGTTTCAGACCCGCGAACGCATCAGACGCAAGCTGTCCGAAGTCGGGCCATTCGATCTCAAACGAGCCGAACACATCCTTGACGTTCTGCCAGATCTCGCTCGCCTTCTCTTTCACGTTATTCCAGACCGTGCTGACATCGATTGACGGCAGGTTGATTTTCTCGGTCAGGAAGTTCTTCGCGGCATTGAAAATGTCTTCTGCCGTGCCGGAAATGGTCGACCAATTCAGCATACCCACGACGGGCAAGTCGATCTTCTCAGTCAGGAAGCCTTTCGCCGCGTCAAACAGGTTGCTTGCAGTCGTCTTGACCGTATCCCATGCATCCGTGGCGATCTTGGTTACAGAAATCTCGCCGCCGAAGAAGCCGGTCACCTGATCCCACAAGTTGCTTGCTGTGGTCGTGATCGCATCCCATGCGCCGGTAGCAATGTCGATGACTGAGATCTCGCCGGTGAACACACCCTTGACGGTTTCCCATATGTTCCCGGCGGTTTCCTTGATGGCGTCCCATGCGCCCGTGGCGATGTCCCCGACGGATATCTCACCCGTGAACACGCCTTTGACGGTCTCCCAAATGCCCTGTGCCTTGCTGATGATCGGCTGCAGGAAGCCCATGACCTTGTCCGCAATCGGGCCGAAGAATGTGCCGACTGCCTCAGATACGCTCTTCCAGATCCCGGACAGCTTCTCGCCGAGAGACGCCGCAGCTTCTTTGACCTTGTCCCAATTCTTCCAGAGTGCCACGCCCGCAGCAATGACCGCTGCTATCGCCGCAACGATCAGGCCGATCGGGCCGGTCGCTACTGCAGCAATAACACCACCGCCACCTGCCACCGCACCGGTCGCTGCTGTGATCGCACCGATTGCGCCACTGATCAGGCCGATGACCGTGCTGATCGCGCCCGCAACCTTGCCGACCACAAGAAGCACCGGGCCGACGACTGCCGCGATACCGGCGATCTTGATGATAAGCTGCTGTGCGCCCGGTGATAATCCCTCCCAGCCGCTCCGGAGCTTCTCGACCACGTCGAGCATGGACTGCATCGCACCCTGGATCATCGGCGCGGCAGAATTAACCAGGTCAGCGCCCATCAGCTTCAGGTTGTTGAGCACGAGCGTCATCTGATCGAGAGGGTCAAGTGTCTCGTTGAAAGTGTTTTCCGTGGCCCCGGCAAAGTCGCCCATGGATCCGGCAAGGTCGTCGAGGTTTAACGTGCCGTTCTTGGCGGCGGTATAGAACGCGTCGCCCGCTTTCTTGCCGAACAGGTCATAAGCGGCCTGCAGCTTCTCGGTGTCGGACGCGTTGCTTCCCATTGTGGTTGAGAAGTCGGACAGGGCGCTGTCGAGGCTCTTTCCGTCCTTCACGGCCGTCTGCATGGCCTTCTTTAAGCCCGCCATGGCTGTGGAGCTGTCCATACCGGACCGTTCCATCTGACCGAGGAAGCCGACCGATTCTTCGGCAGAAAGGCCAAGCTCCTGAAATGCGGTAGCGTTCTTCTCAAGTCCGGATGCGAGCGTGTCAACAGAGATGCCCGTCTTCTGGCTCGTGTAGGTCATCGCATCCAGCAAAGAACCGGCGCTTGACGCGTCCTGTCCAAACGAAGCCAGAACCTTTGCGGACGATTCAATGGCGCTGGTAACATCCGTGCCGTTGACCTCGGCAAACTGGATAAATGAGGTCGTGAGGCCCTCCAGCTCATCGCCGGTCACGCCGAAGCGCGTGTTGAGTTCGCCGACCGCTTCAGCCGCTGTCTGGAAATCTGTCGGGACCGATGTAGCCACGTTGGAGACGACGGTCTGCAGACCTTCCAGCTCCGTGCCCGTTGCGCCGGTTTTGGTCGCCACGGTGTCCATGGCTTCGTCGACCTCTTTCCACGCGGACACGGAAGCCGCCGCAACAGCCACGACGGGAGCTGTGACGCCCTTGGTCAGTGCGCCGCCGACCTTCGTGGCTTTCTCGCCCATGCGGCCGAGGCTTTCCTGCCACTTCTCGAGGGTGACATTATGCTTTTCGAGCTCAGAATTGACCTCTTCAAGCTGACTTTCGTATTTCGACAGCGTGCCCTTCGCCTTCTCGAGGGCGGCGCGCTTCTTAGCGATCGCCTTCTCGTTGGCGTTTTCATCGTTCTCCATCTCTTCGAGCTGAGATGAGAGCACCTCGACCTTCTTCTTGTAGGCCTCGGTCTGTGAAGTGAGGTATTTTTGCCGGTCGCCGAGCTTCTTACTTGCCGATGTGTTGCTGTCGTACCCCTCTTTTGCCTTTTTAAAGGCCTTATAGTTTTCCTGAGAGGCCTGAGTAACGGCCTGCAGCTGGCTCTTGAAGTCCGATACGCCTTCAGCGGTAAATTCAAGACCTACGCGCTTAATGTCTTCCGCCATTACTCAGCACCTCCTCTCTAAATTCCAGATAACTCTTGTTGTGTACGCGCATGAGGTAAATCTCCTGCAGTTGCTCCTCGAACAGTTTCTTCTGTAGTTCCTGTATGGATTGCAGGAGCCGTCCATTGCGCACCCAGTGCGTCAGGATTCGGTCCGCCCCGCCGCCATAGCGGCGGTAAATCTCATCCTGGAACCAGAACTCGAGGTTTTGGTAAACAATTTCAAAGCACGTGTAAAAAAATCAACGAACGCGTCCCTGTTCACATAGCCGTCGACCAGCTCGATGAGTTCCACACCGCTGATTCCCTCGATGTCTTCCACCGTGCATCCGTAGCCGTCCGCAAGAAGCGCGAAGACCTCATTCTTGCACGACGAAAAATTCGACAGCATCAGCTCGATCGCCTTCGTGATCATCACGTTCTGCGCTTCCTGCGCCGCGATGGCTGCGGCCCTCTGCTTTTCCGTCCACTTATTCAGCGGAAGCGGAACCTGCTTGCCGTCCTTCATGTATGTGGGCGGCTCGAACGATGCCTTAGATGCTTCAGCGCTGACCAGCTGCAGGAGCTGACCGACACCGAGTTTAGACAGAAGCGCCGTCATCATAAAGACCGCGTCCGCTGAGATGTCCCTTAATTCGAAAACAGGGGCGACCGAAGCCGCCCCGTCGTTGTTCATATTTGCCATTTCTTCATAACCTCCCCTGTCAATTCATTATGCGCTCTGCAGAGCCTTGGCAGCCGCAGCGGTCAGGATCGGAGCCGCAAAGAACGCGGCTTCCGTAATTTTGTTCGTGCTCGTATCGCCGGTGAACACTCTGACATCAATGCCCTTCTCATCGTCCATGCGATAGGCGCGGATCGTGATGTCGTCCGTCTGGGAGCTGTGGGACTCGCCGGACGTCGCGGTGCTGTCGGTGTTCTCGATCAGCTTGCATTTCGGATACCAGCGAAGGTCCAGTTCGCCGGACTTCTTCTGCACAACGAAGCCGTAAGCGAAGTACGGGCGGGCAGCGCCGACCTTGCCCTCGACAACAACGCCGCCGTCAACAGCGTCGCCTCTCATCTTGGCAAGCAGCAGATCCGGGAACGCAAGGTTCGTCTCCTGGATATCTTTGGTCGGAACATCCGTGTCGGAATCGTAGGCCGCGCCGGAAGCGTAGTCGTCGTAGCTGTCCGCGTTGTCCGTGACCTGAACCTGGGTCACAGTCGGCAGCTTGACGACGTCGGTCTCGAACGTCTCGGTCCATGCGCCGTCTTCGGTCATGGTATTGAAACAGATGTACTGCGCGCCAACCGTCAATTTGACGGAGGGTCTTTTTTCAGTAATCGCCATAAGTCATTCTCCTTATTCGTGAATCTTAGATATCATAAGTTCCTGATATCGTTCCTTGTTCGTTTCCCATGTGGGCTTGAGGTGCGGGCGGGCGCTCATCTTGCGCGTGCCGTTCTCGAGGAACAGACCGTAATAAGAGCCCCAACCGACTTCTACCTTCTCGCCCATCACCCTTGATGAGATTTCGTCCAGCATGTGGGTAGGATGACCACGCGCAGAACGCGGGGACGGCAAGGCATGGACATCATCAACCAGCGCGTCCGCGCCGACCTTGAGGATCTCCGTCACCGCATCGCCGTCAACTTTCTTGATGTAGTCCTCGATCAGCTCATCGAAATCAGCAAAGCCGGAATGGAAAGACATTGCTTCACCCCTCTAACACGTCCTCGAGGACATCCACGGCACAATACCAATGATGGTATCCGGGGCCGTTCGTGCCCTTCACGTATTCGTGGAAGAACTGAGGATGGAGCCCCGTGTCGTTCAGCGCCTGCTTCAGGGCTTTGAGGTGTTCGTCGCGGGCACGGTTCGACGCGTAGCTGATCTGATAGCGAACGACGGTTTCATAGGCATCGCCGCTTCCCATCTGATCGGTCCATAAGAATTCCCAATAGGCGATTTTCTGCGGCGCCTTTTCTGTATCAAGGTACTGTTCGCCTTCGCCCACCGGCACGCCGATACTGTTTACCAGTTCGGAAAATTCCCGCTTTGTCAGTTCCTCTCTCATGCCTTCACCTCGTATTGCATCTCAGGTGTAATCAGTGTGACTTCCGTTTCCAGATACCCGTCTTTCGTCTCGACCTGTGCGACGTTGTACACTTTGTACTGTTCGCCGTCGATGATGCAGACGCATTTCGTCGAGATGCCGTCCCACCGCCTGATGGCGAGCTTGTGCGTCACCTCGACACCGGCCTGCTCAAAGATAAGCCGCGTGCGGTCATATACCGCCTTGTCCCGGAACGGAACCGGGCCGATATCACGCGCCTGGATCATTCTCAGCGGGCTGTCCGGGCTGTCCGGGTCCGCGCTGTCCACAAGGTCATAGACCGTCATCACTCCATCCACGTACGCGGGCGGATGCTGAATGCGTTTCTTCATTCACCATCACCGCCTTCGTCTACATCATCGCCGTCTTCGCTGTGCGCCCACTGCCACTGCAGGATGTCGGATCTGTAATTTTGCCAGAACTCATTCACGACGAGGTTGAGCGCGTAATAGATGTAGTTCTTCAGCAGACCGCGTGCGACAAGGTCATTGTCGAAATCCGCATAGATGACGAGGCGACTCAGCGCCGCCCCGCCTTCTGCAGCATATCGCTTCAGGGTATCATCTGAGACATACGGAGCCACAGAATAGTCCGTCCGGACTTCCTCGATAACGCTGTCGTATGTCGTAGTCATTTACTTACGCCTCCCGATTAGTTAGCGGCCGCCTTGGTCGTAACCGTACCCTTGACACTTACCGGAATGGTCAGCTCCTCAAGGTTGGTCGGGTTGAAAACAATAAAAGCATTGTCATCGACCGGGCGACCGTTCGCGTAGGCTTTCGCCACAACCAGGTCCGCATCGTCCAGAGCCAGGGTCTGATCGTAGGTCTTAACCTGTACGTCTCTGAGGCCCATCACGTAAGCGTGCGGCAGGCCGAGCACAGCCTTACCGGCGGCGATGTTGGCGGTCTGATGCACCTTGATGTTCATGCCGGTTCCCTCAACCCATGCGCCGTTGGTAGCCTGTACCATCATCGCCGGGCGAACATACCTGAAGTAGTCGGACGGGTTGCAGATCAGGTGGAGCTCATCAACAGCTCTCTGACCAACACCGGCAGCGGTCGTGGACAGGGTCACGCAAGCATTGGCAAGACCTACCGGGGTAAGTGCCTTGATGGTAGTGAGGACCGTCTTAGCAGTAGCCGGGGCCGCAATGGTCTGCAGAATGCCGATGGGCTGGTACGCAGATGCGCCCCGACCGGACAGGAAGCCGACCTCGAGGCCGTCCTGCATAGCATCAGCAAGAATAGCGGTGAAGTAACGATCAACAAACGGCAGGGCCAGTTCCTGGATGGCCTTCGGGATAACCAGAAGCGCCCAGAGCTTGCCGAGCTCCATGTTGACGGACGTGATCGTCGCGGACAGGTCGTTGGATCTGTTCAGAGCAGAGGTGAGCTCGCCCCAGACAGCCGTCCCGGAATGGGAGGCGGTCACCCACGTTTTCACATTTGCGGGAGCAAAGTCAATGATGCTCAGGACATCGGACTTCGCCTTGATGCTGTCGAGGGTGCGGTCGATGGTCTCCACCGGGATGATGTCGATCTGATCGGCGGTGATGGCCTGACGGATGTTGCCGCTCTTCAGGGTAGCGTAGAAGGACTCTTCGTCCTTGGTCAGGGTATGCAGACCGAGGGAGCGCATGTAGTCCGCATCGGCAGCAGCCTTGCGGGCCTCTTCCTGGATCTCACTGATCATAGCTTCGTGCTGATCAGCAGCCAGAAGCTCGAGCGCCTGGGTGATCGCTTCATTCTTGTCTTCGACAGTTTCGAAGATGCTCTGAATTTTCTCGTTCAGCTTATCGTTTTTCATGTTCGTATCTCCTTTAGAAAAATAAATTGAAGCCGGTCAGCTTCTGTTTAGGGTTGTCTTCGTCGGGTTCTTCCGGATCTTCCGGATCGTCAGCCTGTTCCTGTCCACCCCTGGCTACGAGTTCGTCCAGCTTGGCATCCATGCTCTTAAGCTGCTCCATGATGTCCTCTTCGGTAACTTCGCCGGGATCGTCTTCCTGCTTAACCAGCGCCGCCATGATGGACTTAAACGCGGACTGCCTCAAGCCTTCTTCCGGCTTGCTCTGGATCTCGGTGGCAAAGCCATACTCGAGAGCCTGTTCCGGAAGGATCCAGGTCTCAGCGTCCATCAGCTTGTGGATCTCATCGTCAAGCAGTGCAGAGCTGTTCTTGTAGGCTTCCACAGATGCCTGAGCGATAACATCGAGGTCGTCCGCCTGTTTCCTCATGTCTTCAGAGTTGCCGATCGCCACCGTCCACGGGTTGTGGATCATCAGCAGGGATGCGTCGTTCATGATCCGGCGCGTGCCAGCCATAAAGATGACCGAGGCGATGGAGCATGCGAAGCCGTCACAGATCGTGGTAACCTGCATGCCGCTGTTCTTGATCGTGTTGTAGATGGCAAGACCCTCTTTGACATCGCCGCCGTAGCTGTTGATATGTACGGTCAGGTTTTTGGCCTTGAGTCCCTGCAGAGCACGCACGATCTCAGACGCATTCCTGTTCGGATCCTTGTCGCCATGGTTCCACGGGTCAATGTCACCGAAGATGTAAAGTTCCGCGCTGTCATCCGGCGCGTCTGTCTTAAGTTCCCAATACCTCATCATGCTTTGTCTCCTTTCTCCTGATTAGGTTCAGGCGATTTGCGGGATAAGGGGCCGCTCCCAGAATCAGACGCGTCTGCAGCGCCTCCCGCATCGGCGGCGGCGTAGTTCTTCGTCAGTGCTCTTGTAGTTGTGAAATCGGTATGCATTTCTGGGTAGCCGATCAGGTGGAAGATCTCATCCATCGTCCAGCCGTCCCCGCGCATCTTTGACAGCTTGTCGGCGCTGTCGATGATATCGATATGCTTGAACCGCGCGAGGAACACCATCACGCGCTCGTTACGATTCACATAATCCTGCATGCCGACAAGAGAGCTCGTCAGCGCATCGTTGATGGCTTCCGCAACCGGGCTGACCGCGTACGTGATCAGTTCGTTGGTGGCGTCGGACTTTTCCGTGATGGTACCGAAATAGACTGCCGTCGGGATATCGAACGCACGCGCACAGGCTTCTTCAGCCGCCTTGATCGCGCTGTCGATGGACGACACCGTAGCCGTCCCGGATGAGCCCGTCAGCAGGTCGACATTGACGCCGTCCGGAAGCAGGATCGTTTCGAGCTTATCGGATGTCAGCATGGTCTTGATGCGGTCCATGTATTCGCGGCCCGTCAGGACCTTGCCCGTGCCGTCTGCCTGCTGTTCCACAAGCCGCACGGATGCGCCGACACGCACAGCCCACTTCGGCGTATAGGTGAGCTTATAGACCGCATTCGCGACAGATACCGCGTGATCGTACAGCTCTGCGACCTTCTGGAAGTAGTGCATTCTGTCCGCGCTCATCGGAAGTCTGATGTGGATGACCTGATCGGCACGGAATCGCTTATTGATCGGGTAGGTCTTCCCACCGGCGGTGACCACGACCTGCGAGTACTCACGCGCCTTGATGACGTCGTCCGACTCCGTCCAGGTCTCGGCGAGATAATACATATCTTTGATCGGAACGATCAGGGCCTGCTGGTTCAGCAGAAGCTCTAAGGTCACACGCGCCCAGAACTCCGTCCCGCGTTCGTTGTCGTTCGGGGAGATGTTGAGCCGGTAATAGTTGTGATCATACCGGGGGCCGTTCTGTCCCTGGATAACGATCTCGCTCTTTGCGATCGCGTTTCCGATAATGCCGATACACTTATGGAGCGCGAACTTGCTCGCATTGAGCTTTGCGAGGTCTTCTTCCAGGATCTGCATGTAGCTGACCAGCTGACCGTCCCTCTGGAATAGCCAATCAAAAAATCCCATTGCTTTTACCTCTTTAGATGTAGAATGTCTGGACGTCCAGCGCGTCCT